TACAACGTCCTACTCGCACTCGTAACTATCGAGGAGTACCTATGTCCGCACCCAGAAATAACATCTACCACTCCATCGTCAGAGATCGATGGGGAAGATACATCCCCCTCCATGCTGATAGAGGATTTTATGAAGAAGAGTTCGGGGACCAACATTACCTCACAGTCTCTGATACCGAAATGGCAGAGGGATTTGAAGGCATAGGCAAGGGCGGCATAGGTCCATTCAACAATCTCGACTGGTGCCTTCGACACATCGACAACACCAAGCATAGCCCAGACCGATGGCCCACACCTCAGCAGGTACAGGGATGGCTAGCCCACAATGGCCCAGTCATCTTCAAGCAGTACATGCCCAAGGGCCTCTTCGGTGGTGCAACGATTCGACTGTCCTACTTCAATTCCTGGGAGGCAGACTCAGGCAAGCTGCTTGGGTACAGGATGAAGCACCTGAGAGATACTCACTGGAGAAGCGGTGAGAATAGCTGGCACTACTGCACCAACTCCCTCGATGAATGGAACGACAATCTCTACTTCGTTCGGTCTCAGTTAGGTGCAGCCACTAGCCACCTCGGCCGACGGATGGACTCACCCCAGACACTGCCACTTGCGGAAGACATCGCCCTCTATGCCCGTATCTTCTACATCCTGAACAAGCGAGTTAAGGACCTCAAGTTAGCTCAAGGTATCCTGAAGCCCTGCAATGAAACCTATTTCTGGTCGGAGGATGTCAGAACAGGAGGATATAGTGAAGCAAAAGAAAGAGCGACCGGACTGCAACAGGCCGGCTAGCGATGATTCATTTCCAGAAAACTTTAGATGGGCTCAGCCCTCAGCAGAGGAACTTTATGACTGTACGAGAATTGTACCGCAACATGTCCAGATCACGGACAATGCTAGCCGAGACTGTCGGCCTAGAGAACAGATTCTTTCAGATGTTCAACAACACAATCAAATTGCTGGACGCAGTAGCTGTTCGATATCCGGAGAAGAGCATCGAGTCTGTAATCGACGAGCTCCACGATCGGTCATACGAAGAATGGAAGGAGACTCAGAATGCCAATCACTGATTACCAGTCAGCCACATCACTCTCCACAGCTCAACAGTGCGAGCAGTTGTACTACTGGAAGTACGACAGACTCCTNGANGAAGTCACAAAAGGCGGCGGGCTAAGGACAGGCTTGGTCATGCATGTGGGGCAAGAGTCCTACATGCGTGGTCACAACCTTCGGGCTGCCATCAATGCAATGGAGGATGATGCAGCTGAGCACGGCTTCGATGATGAGCCGCTCTTCAACATCAAGAACGAGGCTTACATCCGTGGCTACTACAACAAGTGGGAGGCTGCTGATTCTCATCTCTTCAAAGAGAAGAGGTACTCAGTTCTTGGTGTTGAGGAGGAATTCGAGTTCGTCTTCGACGGCATTAAGTTTGTCGGCAAGATGGATGCTGTGATGTGTGACAATGAGACAGGAGAAATTATCTTATGGGAACATAAGAATGTTTCTTCTAGGGAGGCATCTGACCCTACGTCGTTGTATTGGCGATTGCTTCCGATGAACACACAGATGGCTATCTATGCTCAGTACCTCATCGAGAAGTATGATGCTCCAGTCTCTGTGATGTATGACGTTGTCATCACTTCACCGAAGTCTAAGCCAGGTCAGATCAGCAAAGGCATCCGGCGGAGGAAGGATGAGACCACTGAAGAGTTCGCTCAGCGCAAGCTGGACAACACAGAGACTCTTCCCCAATTCGCCTCACGCCTTACTGACACCTACTTAAACGATGCTGAAGGTAGATTTATCCGTCAACTTGTGCCATTAATGAATGACGCAGTTGAGACTCGTATGGGTGAATTATCAAGCCTGAGTCGTCGACTTGATGAGATGGATATACCGACACGTAACCCTGGTAGGTGTAGCAGCTATGGAGGCTGTGCATTTGTTAACGCATGCTTGGGTCTCGAGGATCCAGAATGCTCATCGAAGTTTCGCGTAAGAGAACGAGCCCACACCGGGCCTAGCAAACAAGGAGCGTAGAGTGAACAATCGCTTTGCCATAGTTAATCCGTCAGAAGATTTCGTACTACCTCCGCCTCGCTTGATCATCTATGGCCAGCCCAAAATTGGGAAGACTACATTTGGTTCGCAGGCTCCTAACCCCATCTTCATTCAGACAGAGGATGGTGCCGCTGGTGTACAGGTACCAAAGATTCCCGAGACTCCATGTGAAACATGGGAAGAGCTCGTCACTTGTCTCCGCACTATTGGCAAAGAGGACCATGACCGTAAGACGGTTGTGCTCGATACTGTTGATAGGGCTGAGAAGCTGTCGCAAGAGTGGGTGCTCAAGAACATCTTCAAGGGTGATCAAGAGAAGTACATGGCGTACTACAAAGGTCCCATGCTGGCGGGTGAGAAGATGGGTGAGTTGCTCAATCTGCTCGACCGCATTCGTAGCCGTCGCAATATGAACATCATACTCATCAGCCACGATGGTCTCCAGAAGGGACCGTCAACGTTGGGTGATGACTTTAAGAAGCTCGGGGGCAATGTCTCCGGGTATGCTTGGACACGCTTGCGTGACTGGGCAGATCAAATCGGACACTGCACCATGGACTTTCGGGTCGTGGATGCAACCGCGATGAAGGCCGGTAAGGCTAAGCGGGTTGGAAAGCAACGATGGATCTACTTCGAGGGAGAGCCTGGAAGAGATGCCGGATGTCGTGTTGGGTACGAGTTGCCTGCACGTATTGAATTGAACTGGTCACAGTACCAGGAAGCAATGGGAGACAGAATCAATGGCTAAAATTAACATGGACATTACTTCCGAGGAAGAAGCGAAGCATGCCGAGACCAAGGGCGGCTTCGAACCCGGTGACTATTCCTTCCAGATTGTGAAGGTGAAGGACACCAAGGCCCCCTCCGGTAACGAGGGAATCAACATCACCTTTAAGGCCATCAGCGGCACGGTTCAGTTCACAGTGTTTGACACCATCTGGCTGACTGCAGCGGCTAAGTGGAAGTACGTTCAGTTCTGCCACGGCGTCGGCCTTGACCCTAAATCTGAGCTGGACAGCGATGATTGGTTCGGCATGAAGGGTGGCTTCGAGCTTCACGTCAAGCCAGGGAAATCCTTCCTCACCCCCAAGCGGTACTACACGCCCGACGTGTGTGCTGAGTTGGACATCGACATCACGGCTGAGGCGGATTCGTTCGATGCTGATGATGTTCCCTTCTGATTAGAGAATAGTCTAACGGCTTAGAAATTATTCTAAGTCTTAGAGAAGGGGGCCACCACGGACTCACTGGCCCACCCTTTGAACTGGGTGGTCTCCTTCATTCTCTATCCAGGAGGCATCATGGCGAATGTAGAAATAAATCTACACACATTGCGCCGCGTCATCCGTATGATCGATGAGCTATCAGCAGAGCTCAAGGCAATTGATACCGGCCAGAAACCAAAGAAAGAAAAGCCAGTAGAACCGGCAAAGCATACTCCCGATATCGAGGATATACTTCGGTACTACCGGAAGATTCATCCAACAAAGGCCAAGAACGTCAAGCCTGGCCATAAATCCTGGGAGGTTATCAAGAAAAGATTGGTCGATGGCCACTCGGCTCGAGACTGCAAACTCGCTATACTAGGTAATGCACAGGAGCCTTGGTGGTGCGAGAAGGGTTTGCATGGGCTGACCCACATCTTCGAGAAGGATGATAACTTCGACAGGTTTATATCAGTAGCACAAATCAAACCGAAGAAGCAGGAAGACAAGACCAAGGGATATACAGGGGGAAGCAGTGAGTTCTCAGGCGGACACACAGATTTTGGCGACTAAGTATATGAACATGGCGAAGCAAATAGTTAGGAAGGCCCAAGAAGAGGGCAGGGGAAATGAAGAGGAGGTCTTCACTCCCACCACTGACGCGGAGAAATCTGCCGCAGCGGCTGACTCTTGCTCTGACCAGGGCGTACCAAATCGCATCATCGAGACTATGACCACAGGGCTCACTGAGACTCCAGCAATGCTGGCCATCTCTGAGTTCATGACCAAACCTAAAGAAGCATGGTGCATTGTCCTCGCTGGTCCTAAGGGATGCGGTAAGAGCACGGCTGCTGGATTCTACTTATGGGGTAAGACAATGACCTCATTGAACTCACCTCCAAAGACTCGTCGATGGTGGACAGCATCCCGACTTGCTCGGGTCAGTGGGTTCAACAATGAGTTCGAGCCACTCATCCAGGTTCCAACGATGGTCATCGATGACCTTGGCGTGGAGTACCTGGACAAGAATGGCTACTTCAGTCACCGCCTCGATGAGATTATCGATGAACGATACTCGAACTTCAGGCCGACTATCATCACTACCAACCTCAATGGGCGTGACTTCCGTGCGCGCTATGGTGACCGGGTCATTGATAGAATCCGAGAGGGCTTTCCGCATGGTGGTGCCTATATTGAGATCAGCCACAAGTCGTTGAGGACCGATAAGGAGTAGCCAGTGGGGAAGCATCAGAGAGACAAGGGGGCCAGGTTCGAGAGATACGTAGCCAATGCCCTGAAGCCAGTCTTTGGACCGAACGTAACAAGGAGCTCGGGGCAATGCTTCAAGGGAGATACCCGAGCCGACGTAGACTGCCCGACGCTATGGGTTGAGTGCAAGGTGGGCAAGAGGCCCAACATCAAAGCAGCACTCGAGCAAGCAGAGGAAGCAGCCAATAGTAGCAATAGCAATAAGAAATGCGTGGCCATCTGTAAGTGGGACAGAGAGTCACCAATAGCAACCATGCGACTAGATGACTTCATAGAGATTCTCAGTCGCGCAATTAAGGGGGGTTATGATGGAGGCCTGGAGACTCGCTTACATCGGGAGGAAGATGGAGGCTAGACCGGCCGGGGGGCCAGTTACTCTATCCAGTACAATCACAATAATTCAGTACGGCAACTCTATGCAGCAGGCCTGGGATCGCTACGAAGAAGCGGTGAACCATGAGCTCGTAGTAGGTAGCGCCATTCCCGAGGAGAGAGCAGGGAAGTATCGAGTCCGCTGGACGGAGAAGCTCAACCCTGATGGGAACTGCAAGTCTTGGTATCAGAAGCACAAAGAAAGAAAGGCAAAGGCAAATGGATAACAAGCGTGGAGATAACGATGGCGCACTGCGGCAAGAGTATCATGAACAAATGGCTCAGGCTCAAAGCCAAAAGGGATGGTTTCATTGCGGGATTGCGTTCTGGTTCCACCCGTACACCGTCCTTCTCATCCTCGGAACCTTTGGAATCTTTGCCATTGGCAGTGTTGCTTTTACCGCCGCAGTCAGTTGGGAGCGTGACGCCCTCCGAATGGCCCTCGGGGAAACTATCGACATCGCCCATAAAAAGGTCCTTGTTGAGGGATGGGGCTATCGGATTGTCAGGGAGCGTGCCACCCCAGGCAGGGCCTACTTCACTACAGAGCTCGTACGAAACGTTGAAGCCAAAGGGAAGGTTCAGCGGAGATACGAATCTGACCGCTTTGACCTTGCTGCCCGTGCCGATGCCGCCGACTACAAAGCCAATCAGCTCAGTCATACTAGAGATTACGCAGGGAAAAACCTGGACCATCTCGATGACGAGGAACTTGCGAAGGCAGATCAACCAGTTCTAGATGAGCTGAAGATGGATTGGGATAACCAGGTTGATTACGAGGAGTAGTGAAATGAGAGCAGTTATAGTGGCGAGTGAAATTAAGCCCGTAAAGAAAGAACTCTGGAAGCTCACGGATACAGAGATAACAACACATATGGGTGGTTATAAGTATTCAATCGAGCTTGAGGAAATCCAAACAAAGAGGGATGTTTTGATGTGGGTCTCTCACATTGCGATGAAAACCTGGATGACAAGGCAGGGGATTAGGCAGTTCGCTGAATTGCTTTTAAGCAATCGCACATAGGTACCCAGAGCAAAGGAAGTAATAAGCTAACGGACCCATGGATATTTATCCCATCGGGCCATTGGCTTATTCACTTCCCCTCGGGTGTCGAAGTGGACGAAGGTTCCATAAAGGCCCAGTCCATAGTTCATCCCCTCATATCTTCGAGCCACCCCTTCAAGCGTTACGTAGAGCTTCAGGATGTGTTCTCCGTGGCGCTTACCTACATCTGAATAGGTAACGTCAGCAGCGTACACCGTGCCTCCTATGGGCAGGTGAAGGCTCTGAGGCTTACCACCCACTTCAGCGTTATGTTCAGGGCATCGGTAGCCACTGTTGATTCGGAGGGGACCTAGNAGGGCTCGAGCTGCATCAAGGATCCCAACCATCCGACGGCTCGGTGCAGTGAGCTTACAGCAGGGACACTCAAACTCAGTGGCCTTGAAGTATTTCCCTATCTGGCTCATTAATACCGGCCCCCACCCCTAGCAAGACGCTGCCACTCATAGCGTTCTTCCGGGGTTAGATTCTCCATGTCAGACATATAGCGGTCCTCATCGGCTCTTCTATGTCTTTCCATATCCTCTGCGGTCAGATTCCCCATGGTAGATCCACGCATTGCTGCTCGGCTCAACGCTTGCAGTTCCTGCCGTGCTCTGAATGCTTGCCTCTCTAATGCTTGATTCTCTAGCATGGCCTCTTCTGGGATATTCCAGATTGGGGTATCGATTAAACCAATATCCCGGTCTGCTTGCGATGACGGGATGAAGGACCATCCTGCAGTTTTATCAAGCCATTTCTCCCATTCTTCTGCTGGCACCTCGCTGGGCCGAGCATCCGCCTTGGCTTTCTTTGCATCTTGTTCAGCAATACGCTGGTCCCTCTCCCACCGGTAGTAGTCATCGGGAGTTGCCATCATGGATCTCATGGCCTGTTGGAATTGACCAGCTCTAGGATCTACATCAGGACCAATAGCGATAGCCTGGCCAGGTAGTGGCTTATTCGAAAGCATATCTGCCATGTCTTTGGCTGTCGGCTTCTTCTTGGCCATGGCTACTTCTTTTTCTTTTTGACGTAATCACGGAGGAGCGTATGGGCTGCTTCCCCTTCGGGGCCATATCGCCAAGCAGCGACCGGCTCACCTGGGGCATAGTCATGGTAAGCCGATGGGGCAAACCTTCCCTGGACAGACGGCTCAGCATATGGACTGTCAAATCTTTCGGCGTCCAGCATGTGCCTCTCTCGAGTACCCATCCTGGGGTAGTTCCCCTCGAAGCCGAGAAAACCTTGGGGTCTTTCCATGGGAGTTTCTCCTCGAACCCTTGACCATAGCTCGTGCTGGTCTGTGTCTCCGGTTCGAGGATAGTTCTCATAGGCAGGGACAAAAAACTTCCTTCCCCGGTAGTCGGTCCTGGTAGTCATTCCCTCTGACTCTTTATCCCTCCAACCCGTTGCTGGCTCAGGCCACGAATACAGGCCTTTTCTTGGAAACTCCCTATCAAGCTCATCGCCCCGGTACTGATATGGCGCCGGTGGACCAACAAAGTCTTCAGGAATAGGTACTCTATTTATAGGGCTTAGTGCCCTGGGGCCCGATTGATCCCATGCTGCACCCTTTAGGATTTCAGCAAATCGCTCAGTCTGTCTCCCCTTCGGGACACCCAGTCGCTTAAATATTTCCTCATTTGAACCACTGGTGGCACCAAGCATTGGGCCAGACTCAGATGACTCAAGGAGAATGTCCAATACATCTTCAGCGTTTTTTCTTTTTGATGGTGGTTTCTTAGCCATGTCAGGTTCCTACGATGAAGACTTCGCACTCAACAGTAGTGCCACTGGATGATTTGAGACTCAGGTTTCCTGTCTGATTAAAGTCAGGCATCACCATGATAGACCCTGCCGGGATAGACATGTCAGTGAGAGTCCCGCCGGTAGTGGCAAATGTTGCCAACACGTTAACCGAGGTATCGTTATTCTTTACGACAACCAGAGTAACCCCATCACGGAAGAGGTCTGTTGTGATGGTTTCACCATTGGTGTCGCAGTTAATTTCTACATGATAATATTCATCAGGCGTAAGCGTATACCCAACAGGGTTGAAGTCTACCTTTGGAGATGAGTAGTCAGAGTTCTTAGAGTAAGTGCCTCTTACTTCTAGTTTTGCATAGTCAGCCATCTACCATCTCCACTTCAATCCGGCAGTTGTCTGCCATGATAGTCTATCGTTGAGCTCCATGCTCGCATCGGCGAACACGTCTAGTCCTTCAACAATCTCGCCACTAACTCTCGCAAAGGCCTCGGCCCCCACTTGAGTATCACTAGAGCCGAGAACACGTAAGCCGAGGTCAAGAGTACTGCCAGACGTGTGGTGCCCCGCGATGACATCCATCAGCCCTTTGACTTTCCCACCGAAGACACAGCCTCCGCTGAGGCCAGAGCTCTTTTCACTGTCGCTCGAGACTGGCTATAGCTAGCACCGCAGACAGCAGCCAAAAGAGGACCTCCAACCTGTGCCCATTGGGACTCAGCAAAGATGGCACACACCACTCCCCCCACCATTCCAAGAAGGGTGAGCAGGAACTCACTGCTCTTCAGTCCTGACGTCTTGCCTTGTATCATTACGCTGTCTCCTGTCTTTCTCTATGGCTTCATTGATGTCCATCCGCCGCAATATTTCATACGTGTTCGATAGTGCTTCGCGTGTCTTCGCAGAGACTTCATCCACCCGGTCTCCCAAGGCTTCCAGCTTCTCTTCCGCGATAGCGACTTTCGTCGTGAGTCCATTGCCATTGCCATTCTTCTT